AGTATAGCCTCTGCAATCACTTCACCGACAACCTCTAAAAGATCACCTACAGCGTTCTTCATCTGTATCATCTGACCGGTAGAGCCTTGCGCTTCTGCCTCAGCACTTGAAAAAGCATTCCCTAATATACGTTGCGCCTCTGCTACACGTTCAGATTCATCGTCAATCTCTCTAAGAGACGGCAAGTACCTTGTCAGCATAGTTGCGTTACCCTCTTCAAGTGCCGCCGTGTATCGTAGCGCTGACTGAGCGTTTACCCCAAAGGCGGACTGCATAGCGATAGAGTTCTTTACGGCTCGCTCTGCCCCGTCTGCTGTGAGACCGAATGATTCAGCCTGTGCCAACATTGCAAGAGTTGTTTCATCACCTACAACGGTCGTTCTCTGCATCTCTTGAGCAAAAGCGTTATACGAATCGAATAGCTTGTCAACTTCTCTTCCGTTTGCCTGAAGAGCCGCCCGCAGTTGCATCTCTGCCTTCTCCTGAATACCAAAAGCCCGAACAGCAACACCACCAAGAGCCGTAAGGGGAGCGGTTACTCTTGCTGAAATAGTCTTCCCCAGGCTCGTCATTCTCTTTCCTGCGTCATCTATAGACTTCTGAACCCTACCCATTGCCGACTGCAATTCGGATATGTCAGCGCCAATTTTTACAACAAGACTTGAGACTGTCATTAGTTCCTCCGCTTCCAATAGCTCATAAAGCTACCTGTTTTTTTGTGAATATCAGCTTTCATACTTTCCGGTGATATTCGAGTTCGTTTAATATCGTTTGGCAGTGGAATCAAATCCTGTGGTCGTATCGTCTTCCCTTTCTTTGCGTGCGGTTGTATAAGTAGTGAGGCTAAGACCCTCACCTTGTGCCATTGCTTTTCATCCTGTCGCTGTGAATACTCAAATTGTCGGTTAATCTCATACATCGTGAGTTCTCTAACCTGGGGGATACTTAGCCGAAGCTCACCAATACAAAATCTGTAAATGTCATGTATGGTTACTTCTTCGGCTTTGCCGCCTTTCCCACAGAATCACCCATTGACTCAGATATTAACTCTGATACAACGGTCATCTGATCGAATCCCATAGATCGAAGATCATCGGCTTTAATGTCGCTTCCGGCACTCTTTGCCATGTGATAGATTAATGACCGCATCTTTTTAGGAGACCCAAGGGCTTTATCGAACTGCTGAAAAGAGACATCTTCTGCCTCACAGAAATCTTCTACAGCCCCCCAATCAAAGCGAAGGTCAACATCCTTATCACCTATTTTAATAGTGCGTTCACCTATCATGTGTTATCCACGATTTCAAATTCACCTGTTGTCTCAAACGTGCCTGAAATTGGTGCGGTGTCTTCGTTTGGTGATCCAAGTTCAGCCCCCGATGCTCGGCACGTTCCTGTTACAGTGAAATAGTCAGCTCCTTCAGGGCCAAAAGAGAAACCTAAGTTTTCCCGGTCCATCACAGCCTCTAATACTGTTTTAGCGTTACCGTCTGTTTTGCTCCAGTCCGCAAATCCATCTACAGAAAAGGTTCCGGATTTTACGCCTGCATTTTCAAGAAGCTCTCGAAAACCCAGTGAATCTTTGTCGGTTGATTCAGGGATATCGACTTCAACTGAAAACGTGGTATCTGTTAGGTGTGTGAGTGTTGTTGGCGTGGCTCCAAGTTTGAAGAGTACCAACGTTCCATTAATTTTCATAATAGTTTAGTTTAGTTGTTCGATTAAATGTCTGAACCGGATTTCATATCTGAAATACGTATGGGTGTCTGTTCGTGTTTTCAAAAAGTTCGCTATGTCGAGTGTCGCTGTTACTACGTTATACCCATCCATTACAATAGGAACCGGCCTTGCCCGTATCGTTTGCATCACAAAATCAGCGACTTCATTAACCGGTTGCCTGCTTCCAAATGCCTGGCTAAAACGATCAACAACCCATAGGGTTTGTGTGACTTCCTGCCCTACGTTAGTCTTATCTGTGTAATCTGTAAATGTATTATCACCAATTTGAATGTATGGATACTGTTCGGATGCCGGCACTTCATCATATACCGGGTAATCACCTGATAGCAGATTAAAGTACGCCACCTGTAAAGGGTTAGCGCTATGCTTCATTTAATTGATGCCTCAATCGTCTTATCAAATCCGCTTTCTCCTTCTCAGCCGGTGGAAATAAAAAGTCATCAATCTGCCGTATCTTCTCAGCATAATCTACATTTGTTCCGACATACACTTCCAGTTCATCGGGGTTAACGCCTAACGACCCATCAAAACTATTGCCTTCATCGTCTGAGTACCTGAAATTGTTATTCACACTGGAGCTTTCATAATGGATGCTTGACCGTAACCGGCCTGTATCTACGTGTTCGTCAGCGGTAATTCTATTTTTTGATGCCGATTCAATATTAATCCCTGCTTCATGCAAATTATCTTTGGTTTTCTTTCGCTGATCGTCTCCGTACTTTTCCAAATCCTTTAACAACGACTTAACGCTATCATCTGTAAACTCTGCCTTTATCATACGTCCTCCGATATTCTGCACACCTTAAACGAAAGGTTATCTATTGCATTACCATCTACAAAGCCTATAAACTCATAAGTAATGTTTTTGACCTCTTCAAACATACTTGATTTAACCTTTCTGCCATTATCATCATACCTGCAAAAAAGAGTGATATATACAGGTGTTTTTCTTTCGCCATCAATCAGAGAATGACACCCCTGTTTAATTTCTATATCAACTTGAAACGGTATTTTAAATCCATCTTCATCGACTACAAGAATAAACCCATCTTTTGTACTAAGGTAGTATTTCTTATTAATATCTATCATTGCTCCTCCGTGACTGCGAGTTCCATATAAGCGTTATCATAGCCATCATTTAACGGGTACTTTATGTAGTACGGTTTGCCGTTGAATATAAACCTATTCTCGTTGCTCAGACCTGAATAGTAACGCAGTCTAACCGTGTGGGTAATGTTACCCTTTAGGGATTCTATTTCGTACCGCTCAGACCCGCCTACAGGCTTTATGTCAGCCCATACCGTATCAATTCCTTGCCATGTAGCAGTAGAACCACCCTGACCATCAGAAACAGTCGTGTATTCCTGTAACTCAATTCTCTGCCGTAGACGTCCTACATCGCTATGTGTTGTTTTGTATTTCACAGATTAAATCGTTTGTATCTTAACCAATGCTTACGGCTACTGTTCGGCATTTCAGAAACGCCCATTGCAGCTACGTCCTGGCGGTCTTCATAATTTGATGTAACAAACTTGTGAATACCTAATTTAGCATCACCGGTTACAATGTCTTCAAATAAACCGCATTGATAGATAACCTCAACTTTTCCAACGGTGTTTACAACCAGCCTGTCTCCCTCAAGTTCGTATTCAACGTCATCACCTGCTTTCTGTACACTTGTAATACTAACTACAGGCATGTAAGGCAATATCAGTATTGAATCTCCCTCACAGTCAAATGTAACGGTTACTTGTCGTTGGAAGAGTAGATTACTTGTGTAATTCTCGAACTCAGAAACAGCCGAGTCAATCAACATATCAAATATTTCATCTTCTACGTCACTATCCACTCTTGCGTATAGCTTTGCATCGTTAGGAGTGATAGGGTGCTTAGTGCTTTCTTCTATATCGGTAGAGATAAGCCTAGCAACCTTCATTTTATATGTGCGTAATTGGCTCACTTAGTCTGGTAATTCTCTTTAAGTTCTTTGGTTTGGTCTGATTCTTTGAGTTCCTTAATCAGATCGTCTTTCTTTAAGCCTGAGTATGAAACGCCTTTTTCTTTGGCTATTTCCTGAAGCTCTTTAACCGTTTTGGTTTCAAGTGATTCTTTAGCCTTACCGGACTTATTCCAAATCGCTTGTTTCCTTCCAATCAATCCAATAGCAAGGTTTGTACCTACTTCAACAACATCACCCTTACGGCCTAATGTTGTGCTGCTTGTCAATAGTTCTATTTTTGCCATAATAAGTAAAATAAAGCCCCGCCATGAAGACGGGGCGTTAAGATTATGTTCCAGTGTCTTTTGCACCTTCAAAGCTGCCAAGCACAATACCGTTAGGGCGGTCTGTAACCTGAACAATTCGCTCTTCTGCTCGAATCGTAACAAGATTCTTCTGGAAGTTGTCTCTGTCCTCATAAGAGAACTCAACATTCACGTTTTGACGCTGAAAGATCGTGTTTGCACGACTGTCAAAGACGTAAAACTCATCCTGGTTGACGTAGTTGCTTTGAACAATCATGTTCGCTACATACTGCCAGTTTGGAGAGTTCATTAGGTAATCACCGTCATCATTCACAACAAACATCAGACTGTAGAAGTCTTCAGGGTTCATCAGAATCCGGCTTGCTACGTAGTTATTCAAACGCAATTGAGTCTTAGCATAGCCAAGAATATCAATGAAGTTAGCGTCTGCTACAGTGGCTCGGTTGTTATTCACAACGGCAGCCTGAAATGCACTTACATCAAACGGTACGTGTGATCCTGCCTGTGAAAGACCTATGATCTCATTGCTTCCATCAGCGCCTCGCAGTATCTGCCGTGATTCCTCTCTAAGCAACCCATCTCGGAGTCGGTTAGGCAGGTATGTCTGAAGCAGTGCAAGGTCATTCATTAGGTTCTTATGCAACCTAACAAGGTGTGCAACGTCTCGAACAGTCCGTGTTTCCAAGTCCCATTGAAACTCAGATTCAGGCTTAATGCCTGCTGCGTCTGAATTAACAGCACCAGCTTGGTTATCGAAATCATAGCTCTCCTGAGGGTCAGTGCCAGGTACTTGCTCAATCGGCCATTCGACACTATCAGCGCTTGTGCTTGCTACGTTGAAATACTGCCGTAGTGCGGTTTCTTCCGGGTCGAATACCGGTGTTTGGATTACACGATCAAACGGGATAACCCTACGCGTCCCCAGGCTTGCACCTGTAGTCATCGTATCTTTACGGAAAAAGTCTTCTGTCTTCAGAGTCATTTCAGCACGTTTACCCATTGCCTTATTCGACATGGCTTTCACGGCTTCTTCGTTCTCTTTCAGTGCCTTTTTGTAAGGATTGATCTCTTCACCGAATGAACCGGCTTTCTCAATCTCGCCCTTAAGCTCGTCAATTTCTCTTTGGTTGCCTTCGAGAGCCTTTTGAGCCTCTTCATACTTTGTGTGAAGCTCTTTAATCTCACCGCTAAGCTCTTTCGCTTTTTCGGATAGCTGATTAGAAAGCTCTTCGCCTTTAATCTTATCGGCTTCTTGGTAGGCTTTGTTTAGATCCTCAATCTTGGAATCTAACGTCTTTTGTATGGCTTGCGCCCTTTCTTCTGGTGTCATGATAATGTATTAAGTTTGTAAAGTTCTGTTAGTATATCGGAGTGACTGTCATCGGCTCCATTGTCAGTGCTTTTGGCGGCTGTCAAAGTTTTTAAAATATCTTCAATTTCTTGTAGCCTTGAATCTGAATAATCAAGGTCATAGGCTTTTTCAATAAGGGATACAATTTCATTTACAGGCTTACCACTTTTAATCTGTTGAACGGTCGACATTTCATTTGCCCCCCAACTTGATAAAAATGAGTATTCTTTGAGCTTCCATTCATATACCTTTTCATGACCTTGTCCTTGCTCTGTCTTTACCGGTATGACCCCAACACTCATATCAACGTCTTGACCGTATTCTAAAGAAAGCTCAATGTCTGTAAACATGTCTCTGCTTACTTCTTTCTTCATATTAAACTTAGTCCTTGTTAAAAGGCCTGTACTATCTTCAGCATCAAGCATGATAGGAACACCAAGTTTAACTTCTCTTTTGTGATCCTTAAATACCCGTATTTTCTTGAAGTGTTCTTTTACGGTTTTGCGGAAACTACCCTCCATCGACATTTGTCCATCAGAGTCTATGTTCCCATAGTTGTTTGCATACGCTACAACAATTCCCTCTTTCGAGTCTAAATCTTTTACTTGCCGGGTGAAGTGTTTATGAATCATAGTAATTAGATTAGTTCTGATGCAAAATAAGAAAACTACACCTTACCAACAACTGTTCTATATCAGTATACCAATTTAACGCCTAACCTGGTATATTACCGTACACCTACATTGGATAATCTCAGCTATATCAGCGTTGTTGCTCCAGTCTCCGGGGAAGTCGAGCAGAGACCCCCCAACATTAAACAGTTCATCCATTGCCACTGTTTGCCCGTCTGCCTCATCATGAGTGTCTCTTGTGCGTGCGTCACGGGTAGCAAGCCACGTTTTATTTAGTGGCAGGCCTGTTGCCC